TCGTTATCACGGCGATTGTTGTACATAAAATCAGCAACATCAACACCGTATTTTTCTTTTAATTCTTTATAGTCTTTAAAGTCTTTTATTCGTGACTCGCCTTTTTTAATTAATGGCCGAATGTAATCCAGCGTTGCATTCGCGTCTGCCTGTGCCACAGCTTCTTCAGGTGAATAGGTTTTTTCTCCATTAATACCCGCATGAAGAATTTCTAATACTGCGTTTTTATCTAACCGTTCTCCATCTTCACCGGCAAAGCCGTATTCATGCAGTAGCTCACCAATATCGTCAACCCCCCTGCCGCCATTATGCGGAAACACTGTCTTGCCAAATACCGGCGCTTTCAGTTTTTTAATGTCTTCTGGATCTACGCCTTCGTCAATGGCACTTTGCCGATCAACCCCACCAGCTTGTGCAATGATGGAAAACGCATCATTACCACCTTTGGATAGCTCTTTTTCCTGTTTGCGTAACTGCCTTAATCCACTGCGTACATCACGAGAATTGTGCGACTCAACCAGTTCATCGAAACTACGTTCCTTTTGTTTTGGTGTTTCGTAATCAATCTGGTGTGCCGCATCAAACCAGTCTGAAGCAGACTCCGGCGCTTTCTTTTCACCCGTTTTAGTATCAACATACTCAAAATCAATACTGTTATTGTCTTTTATGCCTTGTTGGTTTTTGGCTACAAGCGTTAGTTTATCTTCTTGATCTGCCTCAATATCTGACTCGTTAAAATCAATACTGTTCTCTGTTTCACCGGCTGCCCCTTTTGCTCCCCTTACAGGTTTGCCAAAGTCACTGGTATCAATACTTGAAATTTCTTTTTCTGTTTCGCCAATCTTTTTATTATCCGCTTTAACTAATTCAGAAACATCACTATCAGGCGCAAACCTGGCTTTGATTCGTTCGTTACCTGCTTTAACCAATTCAGGATCAATATCAGTCGAAACAGGCATATCACCTTCAACGGCGGTAATATCCTCGGTATTATCGCTTTTTTGCTTAATATCTTTATTAGTGCCACCTCTTGATGCAAGCTCCCCCTTTAGTGCGCTTATTGCATCTTTTAACTTTTCGTCGCCTTTTCTTCGATTAAAAACATCTTCAGCGCTGCTAATAATCGTGTTTAGTTTTTTGGTAGGTATTAACTCAAGATTTCCCTCTAGTGTTGAGGCTATAATAATTTTTGCTTTTTTAGGGTCGCCTATTGTTCGGTTGTAACCATAAACGCCAGTGCCTACCGTTCCCCCCATGACAGTTGTTAATAAAAAAGTTGCCGGGGCGATTTCTTTAAACGCTTCAAAAACATCAGCAGGGCTTGTAAACGATCTTTTTTCTTTATCGCTCAATCCAGCATCAACGGCAACATTACCCTGCCCGATTTGGGTCACCGTTTCCGTGGCAAACTCTACGCCATATACTGAACTTAATTTTGTTACTAGCCGTGATGCAACGTTTTTTCCTAAAAACTGCCTTAAAGGCGCTGTAATTATTTTTAATCCAGCAACGTTACCAATAGCTTCCGGCACTGCTTCCCAGTAACCAGATTCATTAGCTAACCCTCTTATTGTTTTTGTGTATGATTTGGTTTCGGCATCGGTCATCGGCGATTTGCCAGTAAACTCGCGCTCTCTATTTTTAACATCAACCGCTGATGTTAAAAATTCATTTGTTGCCATTCTTTGCGCTGCCACTCCTGACGCTAATCCACCGCCAGCCCATGATGTACCAGGCACAGGGATTGGTGCGGCAGCTATAGCGCCAGTAAGCCCAGCGGCCATTGAAACAGTTGAAAAAGCAAGATTATTGCCTAATTCTCTGAAGTCTTTAGCCGTATAGCCAAATAATATTTTTTCATTAACGCCGGGTTCTGAGATACGTTTTTCGAGCAACTCGCCTGCTTCTTTTCGCCATTCATCCATCCGATTGTATTCAGCGTAAGGAGTATCACCTTCAATAACAGAGGCTACTTTACCCTTAGCATAAGTTGGCACATCGGCAATCGTTCGGGCAAATTCACCAATAAGACCACGACTTCCAGTTTTTTTCGCCACAGGCTCTTGTTCAAATGAGGGCAGGTTATTAAGCAAAGACGCATCAAAATTTGATTCATCAGAGTATGGCGCAAAAGCGTTATTTTGATTTTTGCTATCATCTGTTTCTGAGTCGTTTGAAAAGAAACCAGAAGAATCATACTGTACTAAGTCTGTAGATGGGCTACTTTCCTCTTCAAAGAAAGAAGAAGAGTCGTATTTACTGGCTTGAGCGCTGTTTTCGGGCATTTTCAATATCTCAATAGATTTATCTAAGAATTTAACCTTATATTAAATCAGCTTTCTACCATTAAAAAGCCCGAATTAACGGGCTGTAGAGGGTTTAGCTATGGAGGATAAAATATTATGTCAAAATCACAAAGCAGACTTAACAATCGCTTGTTCAGTGTCAACATGCATGGTTTTTTTAAGTTCATTAATTTCTTTTTGAAGATCAGCATTTAATGCATTGGCATCATAAAGTTGAATCGCAATATCTTCGTCAATACTAAACGCTTCTTCAAACAACGGATCAACCTTCACTTCTTCTACATCACTTGTATGTTCAACAATTTTTTGTATTTCACAAAGCGGTTTAAAAACTATATAGCCATGTTTTTCAAGATACCCTTTAAGCATATTATTTATTAATTTCATTTTTTTAACCTCTTTAATTATTACTTGCAATTGTGATTTTCTCACTATTGAGATACTTACGAATAATGGCTATTTTTTTCTTCGTTAATTTTCTGACTAACGAACTATCAAGCAAGGCAAGCCGGACTGTCTCAGGCGACAAGCCTTTCAAATTACCTGTTCTGCTATTTAATCGTTGTTTGACCTGCCGCGCCGCACCTCTAACCTTATTACCGTGTACCTGTCTTTTTCTGATCTGAGAAATGCCCCCTCCAAAATCGGGTTCCTCTGGCAATAAATCCTGTATATCTGCTTTAATTGCGTCCAGCTTTGATTTTGATTTTGTAATACCAGACGAATACCCGCCTGATAACCCCTGATCTGGCTTTTCTGGTTCGCTAATTTCGGTATCATCAGCCATTGCAACAACCGTTGTATCTAAAGCCTTGTCCAAGGTATCCTTTGCTGGGTCAATACCCGTCTGACCATGCTCTAACCCACCCTGTGCCACTGCATTTTCTGGCGCAGGCGTTTCAATTGGAGCGTTATTGGCCTTTGTTTCAACTTTATTTGCCTTAATATCTTCCTGCATTTTTTGCTGGATTATATCGTCTGGCCAACCGAGTTTTTTTGCTTTTTCATAGTATTGCTCCTGCGTCAGTTTTTTAGGCTGTGTTTCGCTTTTTGTGTTAGTTGTACCGGTCTGCTGTAGTTGGTTTAAGCGTTCATCGACAATGGATTCCAGCACAAGCCTAACTCGCTCCTCTTTCCATTCATCTTCCGGGATAACGCCTATTTCAACACCTTCTTCAAACTCTTCGTTTACAATCTTTTCTGCTTGTTTTGCATATACAAGCAAGTCTCTTTGTGCGTCACGCGATGCACCGGCTCTATCGCCATTTCTAGCAATCTCGTAAGCCACACCAAGCACCCCTATCCGGGAAGAAGCGTCAGCTTTAGATACATACTGAAAGCCCATTGTATCTAGTGCTGTCTGTGTAATATCGCCTCTTTTTGTGTGATAATCTACCCGCTCCTTACTTATTTTATTCTGTTGTGCCTGTGCTTTGCTTGCCCCGGTCTCACCACCAGCTCTAACGTTGGCAACGGCTAAACTACCGGTATTTTGCAAACCTATTTGCGCTAATTTGTCTTCCTGTGCTCGCACTGCTTTCGCTTGCTCTGCTTCCATTCTTGTTATTTCATTAGGATTTGTTATGCCTGTAAGAGCCATGCCGATTTCATCACGACTCATAGGCGCTGTTTTATCTTGACCATTTATCTGAAAAGTAATTAAATACTTACCGTTTTTGGTTTTTGGTTTTTCTATGTTTGTGATTTGGTTGCCATCATCTATCGAGTTATAAAGTGGCATTATTCCAGAAATATCACCAGAGATCATAAAAGCGCTTCTGACCTTTCTTCCCATCTCCGCTCTCTGGTAGGTTTTTTCTTGTCTGCCATAATTTACATCAGCCCGTACATAAGAATCATCGTTCCTTTCATCTAAAACTTGCTGGCGTTCACGCCGACTTTGTTGGTATTCGCGTGATCGCTCTGCATCTTCTAACCCCTGATTATAAGTTTCATCAGCACGATAATCGGCCTTAATGTTACGCATTGCGCGTGATGCACCTGTTAATACACTACCTAAACCGTATGTGCTACTCATAATAATTACCTTTAATAATAAGCATTGTAATCTGCTTCTGTGACACCGTAATCATCCCATGCATTAGTAGCGGGAGCTCTCATGTTATATATCTGACCAGCAAGCTCTAAACCACCCTGCACAATACCGCCTGCGTTCGCGGCATTGTTGTTTGCTATATTGCCGTATTGGCTGGCTATGCCGCCGTATGCGGAAAGTGAAGCCGTTGGCGATAAACTGGTTCCACCAGAGGCTTGCGTTGGCCTGTTGCCACCAGGGGCGCGACCACTGGCAACCGATAAGCGGCTAAAGTTTTCATTTTCAACCCGGTCTTTTTCATTCTCACGCGCAAGGTTAATAGCGCCAGAACTGGCTTTTGCCTCAGCTAGACCATATTGACGCTCATTACTGCGGTACGCTCCTGAATCTGGACGAACACCACGGCGCTCTAAGTTTCTTTGTTCGGTTCCACGTGCAACATCAAATTGACCGGCTACGGTTTCAGCGGCTTCACGAGTAGCCCTGTCAGTCTGATCGCGCACCCCCTCCTGAGCCATCGTAGCGAATTGTTCTTGAACCGGGCGGTAAAAGTCAGTGTATAGCTTATAATCATCCTCCCCGCGCTGTTGTGCTAGTTTTCGTGCATCAATCCCCAGCTCTTGCGCTTCTATTTCAAGCGGCAGAATGTTTTCTGAGTATTGCTCCCACTGTTCTCGTGCAAGCTGGTTTTGTTCATTTAATGCTGCCTGTTGCGCTCTCGCTGCATCACTTGCATCACCTTGCGCTTCTGCGCCCATAAGCAGGCTTGCCCCGCCTATCGCTATACCGGCTATTGCTGCTGACATAATAAATCTCCAATATTTCCAACTAAATTCAAATCTTTATGTGAATTAAAAAATAACGCCTTTTCTGCCTCAGTCACCGTTGTTTTATCGGTGTGATGAACATCCATCCATACTGTGTCTTCTAAAATATATGCAATACGCTGAACCCCTGCTTTTGATACAAATTGCGCTGGAGCAGTTACCATCTTAATACCAAATTCATCAGCAACAAGTAGTTTCCCTTTCATCACATAAACCATGCTTTCAAAACGATGTATTTTGCCAACAATAATATGTCCCGCAGGAATATGAATTTCACGCGAATAAACCCCGTCAGCAAATACATGGAATAATGGATATGGATTTTCGCCTAAATTTTCGGGCAACGATTGTATGTAATCAGCAAATGTCGTTATATCTTTTCGATTATGATACGGGCTATTAAAAAAGGTCTCAGCAACCCTTCTAATTTTGTCTTTATGACTAAGCGCTACTTCTTTACAACCAAAAGTAACAACAACAGGGTTAAAACGATAAGCTGTAACTGGATTAAGAAAACATTGGGCATTCATTTTATTTTATCCGCGTTTACCACGCCAGCATCTATCATATCCTGCACACTCGGGCGCTTAATGCTCGTGCCTACCCGGTTAACATCTCTTTGCATCCCTTCAACTTGTGCTTTTATCGCCAATAAAAACCGTTTTAAATTCGGGTCTTGTATTGATGACAAAGTAGATATTGACGGTATTTGTGTTAGTTTTTTACTCATGCTTTTTGTAAATCTGAAATGCTTTCAGCAATCGTTACTTCATGGAAGTTCATCCCACTTCCAGACAGTTCAATTTCGTATTCATCAGCGTTATAACCACCGGGCAATCTAAACGGTCTGGAATCAGTTAATGGCTGTTCATAATGCAGTTCACCATTAACATAAAGTTTAAAGGTTGCTGAAAGACTGCTGCCGCTAATATCTTTTGTTGTGTCAATGTAGGGGCCAGAACCCACCGCAAACTCTCCAACGGCATGACCACCAAATGATCCATTAACAGAATTATCTTTAGCGTCCAAAAATGCCACAACTTTGGCAATTTCAGCCGGTTTGTCTACCAGGGCAATACCACCGGCAGCCGAAAACTTAACCTGGGCTGCCTGCATGGTTGTTTGCGTTCCCAGGATAAAACGTTTTGATTTCCATTGTGCGGTAATAAAACCGCCGCCTTTGCCAAAATTAACAATAAAATCGCCATCAACTAAATATAAATTACCGTCTTCTAAATGATTATAAGCGGCTGTTGCGTAGACGCTTAATACGGTTAAGGTTGAATCTGGCTCTGAGGGATCGAAAACAAGCGCCCCCCTTCGCGAAGCCCCGCCATCATTATCCAGACCACCTTCAAAAAACACATAATAACGGTCGTCATGGACTACTGCATTCATTGACGAAGGATTGTATTCACGCCAGTCAATTTCTTTTAACCAGTTGCGGGTAATAATGCTGGGCGCACCAGATGAAGATATGTAAGCCAAGCCATCCGGGCAGGCGTATATCATGCCGTTTTTTATACTAACAATTGAACGCTTAGAAACACATGCCTGGAAAAAATCCAGTTCATCAGCACCCATAAACGCAGGATCATTGCCGGTTACGATATAAGGATTACCCTTTGTGGTAACGATAATAGTTGAACCGACTGTAGCAAGACCAACAATCTCATAAGAGAAATTTTGATCATAACCTGTCGGGAACGCATGTGGCATGAAGGGCTCAGATAAATACAAAGTATTGCCTTTAAACCCGGCTATTACCCCATTAGTTAAACCAATCAACCCTTTTATATCTTGTGGTGGACTGGTCCAGTCAATACTCGGCAGCTCTTCGCCTAAGAGCGTGTCATCAAGTGTATCGTTATGAGTGGTTTGCGCGACGGGTATTTCAGTAACGAAACGAAACTTGCCCGATACCGTCCGGTAAATCCGCTTAGTCATATTGGTCACTTGTAGATTAGCTTCACGTGTCCACGTGCCACCAGATGTATAAGTGCCAGAAGGTGACAAGGCTACACTAAACGTGGTGGCCGTTAGCCGAGTGACAGGTAAAGGATTGGCATTATTGAAGGTATCCGGTAAATCACCGGTACCAACAATGTTACTAAAATTAACATAGTCACCTGTTTCAAGAAAATGCGCGGCACTCACCGTAAAAGTGGCGACTCCACCACCTATAGCAATGTTTGTAATCGTACCGGTATTTAATGGCGCAATATCCATGACGGATAAATCCCATGAGCCATCAACAAAACCCGTTATGGTGACATGGGGCGAGGGCGCGCTTTCTTCACCCCATGCAGTGACGTAGGTGTAAACGTAATCACGGGTAATGGTGGTGCCAGAACCACCGGTCACGCTTAATGCTGGCGCATTATCCGGCGCAGGCAAGCCCAAACGATACCAGTCAAGCGGGTAGTTTGTCCCTGCGCCATTACTCGCTAATGTTAAATTAGTCGATTTAATACCATAATGACCAGAGTAATATATTCGGTCACTATCACTGGATGATAACGGGGAGCGAACCACATCAACATCTTCATTCCAGTGTAAAAATAATGGCCCGAGCTTGTGTATCGTTTGAATGTCGCCCTCTTTACCGGGCACGTCAACAATCACACTGCTGCGTAATGAGCGGACTTCATTACTCCATAAATCACAGTTTAATGCTTCTTGTGCAAATGAAGGGTGCAGTTTTCGTTTTGCATATCTTGGCGCAATACCGTTAAACTTTTTTATGCTGATTATCGACACGAGGTTTAATACTCTACGATAAATTCTTTTATTACATTAATGTCGGCGATATTTTCAATATCGTTCAAATATTGTTGTTTACGCGCTAATTTCATTTGATAATTACTGCCAATAATAAGCACGATATTTTTTGCTTCATTCAGCGTCAGTTTTTGCGCGGTATTATCTACCGCATAAAAAACAACATTATCAACCTTTGCCATTACTGCCAGGTTTTTAGCTTCATTTAATCTCACCCACGATTCAAAATCGCCGTGGTATTCAACGCCGTCTATCACAATAGGCTCTAATGTCGCCTGTTTGAATTTGTAACGGATTTCATTGTTTGCGGCCTGTTTTAAATAAGGCAGCGGGTCGATATCGACTACCGGTTCAACATAGTCAATCCACTTACTGCCTGTCCATTGCTGTGCCAATGCGTCTTTATTGTGTCGATTAAAAATACTGGCAGGCATATGTACCATGCCTTTTGGTATTTCATCGCTTTTATGGCCCTTTGATGTTATAAAATAAACATCAGGCACACCGTTTTTATCTACTTTTGTATAATACATTTTTCTTCCTAAGCATAAATCTTTTTAGCTAGAACAAGGTTTTCTAAATTAAACCCCTTTATTCTTACGTTAGTGCCGTCAGAGATTACTTGCGCTGAAGCCCTTGTTTCAGTAGTAAAAAATACTCCTGTGTCATCGTCTTCTTCCGTGTGAGAAAATAGCGTAAACAGTGCTTGCCAATCACCTGTTGGCCCATTGTGAGTTTCAACCACAACTGAATAGTTTCTTATCGAAGGATTAAGCCGATTAAATACTCTGTTTTTACCGGTTATATTCCATACCCCGACAGGTACCAATACACCGGAAGTGTTAAAAGATCTATCACTGCTTGAATCTGTGCGGTTTAAATCATCGGCAAATGTCAGCGTATTATCTTGAATATGGGATGAATTGATTGAATCGGCAGCTTGAGCTGCATTAATAGTAATATTAGCGGAGCCATCAAACGCAGCATCGCCACTGACACTGCCGCTAACGGCAATGGTTCTTGCGGTACTTAATGTATCTGCTGTGCTGGAATTGCCGCTAACGTCACCGGCAAAGCCCTGTTGTGTGCCAGTAAATAACCCGTTTTCTACTGTTTTATTACTAAGGATTTCTGTGCCGCCAATCGTTGCAACATCGGTACTTGCTGACCCTGCGGCCACTCTTTTTATTTGCTTATTAAGCGCATCAAATGCGGTGTCGGTTAAAGCTAATCCCACTGGCCGGAATATATAAGCCGTCCCGTTATCAACAAAGGTATGGATTTTACCGGCCTTAATTGAATTGGCCGGTGGGTTTGAGCCATCTTCCATAATGACTGACCTGGCAGCTAAAGCGTCCAGTTTGAGCGTACAGGCACCACCCGTACTGTTATTACCGGTTCCTATTTTAATCCGTACTTCCTGTCCTGCCGTAAGTGTGAGTGCTGTAGGGGTCATCGCAGCAAGATAACTATCCGGCGCCCCCGTATCGACGCCATAAAAGTAACTGCCGCTCTGAATGCTCGCGCCAGTGATACTGCTTAGGCTGTTATAAAATTCACTGCTTGGCCTGTTTTCAACTATATCGCCTGCATTAAAGGCCACTGTTGTTGCTGCACAGGTAAACACATCACCAAGGCGTGACGTGACTACAACAAATTCATATTCAGCGGTGATTTTATTAAACAAAAGCGCCCGGAAGAAATCACCGCCTGATGGAGCGGGAAACCTGGAACCTTCTCCGGTTTGTACAGTTAGAGCAGTTGAGCCTATTGCCGCATTACCCACTAATGTACTTGTACCAAAATTTGTAAATATTTCAGCCATGTTTATTCTCTACAAGTTCTCAATAACTTTCGGATCAACCGTTGCATCTACGGCAACTTTCTCACCCAATATCTGAAAAAATTGTGAATAATGTTTTGCCGCTCTTGCATAATTAGGCGATTTTTCACTGTCTCGACTAAATAAACGATACAAACACCATTCGACTAATGCCGGTGTATATTGCTCAATGATGGGCACATCTGTATTTTCATCCACCACCGCCACATGATTGGTAGCAAGGCGCATCTCAACATAAACAGCAGTGATGGTATGGACGGGTGGCGTAACATAATAATGTAACGGGCTGGCCGCGTTGTAGATATACTCGCTTATCTCGGTAACAGCCAGGTCATTGTGCCAGTCTGGATTAAAGGTATCGAGTTCTTCTTGTGCAATAGGGCCACGTACCGCTTTACCCGGAATTGCTCCATTCGTTCCCATGTTCCTGATAATACCCATTAGTTTATGGGTATCGCCTGGCAGCGCCTGTTTAGTACCGGGCACTAACCGTACACTGCGAAGCTCTACCAGAGCATCAGGGCGCTTTGATAGTAATACGCGAACAGCATCATCAATCCAGTTGAACACCTGTGTAGACGAGTAGGTAACGCCGCGCACATCATTAATAACTTCTTGCACTGCATCCAATATAAATTTAACCTTCACGTGCAATTCCTCCATCATCAAAATTGATTATCTGATTACTTTTTACTTCTTGGTTCATGGCTTCATTAATGCCTGCAATAAATTTAGCATGGTAATATTTAACCATGGCATCGTTCGTCCATTCTTTTTTCGGCATTGCCATTAATTCTGCTTTAGCGCCAGCGGCCAACGCATCAAAAAACTGGTTATAGAGGTCTTCATCAATAACAGTTCCGTCTGGTAAGGGCTTGACTGAAACCGTGCCAGTTAAACCATTTGTTTTGCTAATACTTGGCTTCGGGAATAATCTCACTTCACTTAATCGCGGCTGATAAAAATATTCAGCTTGTGAACCGGAAAAGGTGCGCCATGGTGCAAACGCGGTACTTGATCCTGATCGCGGCCAATGGGCATCCATTTGTTTCTCACTTTTTGCATAGATAGGCATATCTTTATCAAACAGGGTTTTTATGCCAACAATTTGTGTTTCTGCCGGTATATCCAGGGTATAAACTGACTGACCTGGCGTTATGTTTATCGCCGTCATGTCATGCCGCCATGCTTCTGATATGCTGCAAAACTCAATCACTTTAGTCACAATTTTGTTATTAACTAACGCAGTCGGGCAGCCGGGAACCTCGGGTACAACAAATTTATTTAAAAGACTTAAATTAACTAATGCCATTATTGTTTACTCTGTTTAAGACCAGGTTCGGGTGCGTCCTGTTGTGTTATTTGTTGTCTGGTTGCTTCTTGCTTCCTTGCCACGTGCATGACCAATACCTGCAATAAATTTACTGGTATAAAAACTAACCATTTCAAGATTTGTCCAGTCCTTGCCCGGCATCGCCATTAAATCGGCTTTTACGCCTGCGGTAATCGCGTCATAAAATTGGTTGTATATGTTTCGACTGAGGTTTGTACCATCTGGCAATGGTTTGACTACGATTGTGCCGGTCAGCCCTTTTAGTTTGTTTTGATCTGGCGTAGGGAACAATCTCACCTGATGTATTTCCGGCTGGTAAAAATGTGTAGCTCGGGCACTGGACGCTGTGCGCCATGACTGACAGGGCGAATCTGATCCAGCGTGATAATCTAATGTTGTTTTTAATTGCGGCCAGTTACTATCTATTTGCTGTTCACTTTTCGCGGCAATAGAACAATCATTGTCAAACAGGTTTTTTATGCCAACGACCTGTGTTTCAGGTGGTGTATTGAGCAGATATAACGATTTACCAGCAATAATATCTATTGGAATTATTGTGTGTCGCCACGCCTCTGATGTCTCACAAAATTCAATGGTCTTGGTAACGATTTTATTGTTAATTAAAGCCATCGGGCAGCCGGGAACTTCGGGCGCAATGAATTTTATTAAATCACTGAGTTTTAAATCCGTGTTGTAATAAACGACAACATTATAAGAAATAAGGTTTAATGAAGCGGTCGTTGCATTTATTGCAACCGGCACATCTACATTAACGATCACATCAAAAGCAACCAGATTTAAAACCGGTGTTGATACATTAATTAAAACCGGCGTATTAAGATTAATTACCGCATCAAACGAGGTTAATAATAAACTTGCGGTGGTTGCTTGTATATCTGCAACGGTATCACCCGTTACTATCGTACCTGCTATGTTAGAAGTTGTTAATACGCCATCAACGTATAAATCCCATTTCCACCCAACAATACAATCATCCGTTATTGTTAAATCAAAACTGGTATCTTCGTAAGCGGTAAAATTTGCTATTGATCCAGGCCCTAAAACAACAAAGGGTTCAGTCGTAATCAGCCCCTGTATTTCAAGTAAATTATCAGCAGGCAATACCAATGAGTCATAAGCATAAGCCGCGCCGTGTGCGCCAGTAGCGGGTATATCCTGCCCTGGAATACCCAAACCACCATTACTGCTAACGATATGAGCATTAGCAATTAAAGCGCCATTACCAACCCGGTGAGACATTGTTAGTCTTCCATTTTATTAGCCATTGCAATATCAATGCGCTCAACTGTGGCAACATCAGGGCCAACCAGTAATTGAATCACATCAAGTTGCGGCATACCTGTTTTTTCATCATAGAAACCCGAATCAATACCGCCCAGCATATCAATCGCCTGCGAGACCGCTTCTTCTGGATCATTTGAAAAGTTGCCTGTTTGAGCAAGGGCAACTAAAGGTTGTAATTTTTCAGTGATTTCAATGCCGTTGAAAGTATTACTTTTGCTCTCGTCCGTTTCTTTTTTAGCTAACACTTTATTGTCAGCAAGCAAAGCCATATGCTCACGTGCGCGAGATAACATCGTGGCTATTTTCGGATTACCTCTAAAAGTAAGATTAAATTCTTCTTTTAAGTAATCACGAATTTTATCGACATTATTCAATTCATTTAATACATTGATAACATCATCAATTTCAGATGGATCACTGGCCGTAGAACTGGCTATTACATCTTTGTCTGTACATTCCCCCCATACATCAGGGTGTAACTGCACTAATTTACGACCAATAGAAACCGGCAGTTCAACAATGTCGCCTTTCCCGTTCCAGATAGCGCCAGAGTTTAATATGTTATCTTTTTTCTTCGGCTTGTCGCCCAGGTATTCAACCAGCATTGTTTCTTTATTAGGCATTTTGCATATCCTCAGTTAATGATAGAAAACCGCCCCGAAAGGCGGTTTTCTATTTAGCTTACTTTTGGCCGGTATAAATGTAATCTGCCAACACCTGTAAAGCAGCGGTAGTGATTACATTATTAGCACCTGCCAGTGTGGCAGTGATATAAACATCACCATCCAATACCACAGAAGCCAGTGGGCGATTACCAGTCAAAAGACCTGTTGCAGACAGAGCCGCACCAGCAGCAATGAAATAATCAGGATCATCAAGACCTTCCGATGCAGTGACATATTCATAACCGAATGAAGCCGTGGTTGCAGCGGTCATAGCGACTGTTTTAACCACGGTTAGATCAGCCGGGCTGATTTCTGCACCTTTAGGGATAACCCCCAATCGAAGCACATCACCGACACTGGTTGCACCGGGTACAAAAGTAGGTGGTCGAGTAGCGGATTTATTGCCAAAAGTACCGGCATGTGGAATATCATAAGATAGTCCGGGAGCGTCAATATTAGCCATTTTCTTTTTCCTATATAAATTAAGTTAATTAACCGGCGACCCGAAGGCAACCGGTTAAATACGATTAAGCGTTAGGGTCAACCG